AAGGATGTAACTAAGATACAGGGGTGGTGTATAGGTATTATTGACTCGGCAGACAAAGGCGATGATCATTTTGCAGCCCCTATACTTCAAATAATAGGCGATAGGATGTATCTTAAAGATGTTATATTTAATAAAATTGAGTTAATTTCACAGGAAGATGTAGTAAAAGCTAAGACTAAAGAGAATAATATAACAAAATGGGTTGTTGAAACTAACCACGCTGGTAATTATTTTGCTAATAGATTAAGGTTATTAATGCCCGACATTGAGATATTTGGTCAATGGAGTAGTACTAATAAAATGAGTAGGATCATAGCCTCAGCAGGTTTTTTAAATAGGTATTTATACGTACCAGATAATCCAACCGGGGAAATGTATTTATTTTTAGATCAGTGTTACAGACTGATGAAAACATCAACAAAAAAAGATGATGCGCCCGATGCATTGAGTTGTGGAGTGGCACACTTGAATAAGTTTTACCAAATATTTGATTAAATGCCAGCATACTCAGTAATAGACAATAAGCATAATATTGAATATAGATGTTGTAAGGAAGAGCTATCTCGAATAATTGGATTAAGCTCAAAGCAAATAGGAAGGCTCGAAAGGAAAGCAAAATCTGAGAACAGGAACAGAGAAATATTTAATCATTTTGAAATAATATTTACTGAATTTAAAGAGATAAAGCAGAAAAAAGGGTCAGTATTAAGGTTTAAAGGGCGGTTTAAGAGGTCATAAATAAGACATAAATTCTAAGTACTTTCTAATAAATTAATAAAAACGTAATTTTACACAAACGTTTTATTGATGAGTACTTGGAACTTTCGCAATCTAGTGCAGTTATTATCTGGTAGATCAGGTATAAATAGAAATTCTACCTTAGCAAGTTCATTTCAATACCTAATAGACAGTCCTGCTTGGCTGTCACTTTCACACCCTTCGGATTATAGAAAAGCCGTATCAAATAACCCCGTACTTAATGGATGTATTTCAATATTAGCACAAGCCGCAGCTAACGGGGTAAAATATCTAACTGATTTAGATGGTAATGAAATCCCATGGGATACAAATAAACCGGCTGTACAATCAGCAAGGCAATTATTTGTAGACAGGCCTAATCCTTTACAATCACCATTTGAATTTAATTATGAACGGTATTATTATCTATCAACGTTTGGTAATAATTATGTTTATATGAATAATCCATCAGGATTAGAAACAGATATTTTAACAGTTAAAACCTTGATGAACTTAAATTCTGAGTATGTAGAGGTTAAACAAACAGGTAAATTATTTGATCAAATAGATATAAGCGGAATCATTGAGGAATATGTACTTACAAATTATAACCCTGTAAAGAGATTTGAAACAAGAAGAATAATACATTTTAATGAGCTTAATACTTCCGGTATTGGTAATTCAATAATAGGCTCGTCAAGGTTACAATCTTTATCATTACCCATTGAAAATACTCAGCTTGCATTTGAGGCGATGAATGTAATTTTGAGGTCACGTGGTATGCAAGGAATAATTAAAGCCAATGCTAAAGATGGAACGGGAACGCCAATACCCGTACCTGACTTTATAAAAAACGAAACAGATGCTAAGTTTAAAGAAGGCTATGGATTAGGTAAAAATCAAAAACAATTTTTAATAGTTAATGCTGACATTGAATATATAAAAACCATTATGAACTCCGAAGAGTTAGGGATTTATAATGAGTTTTCTAACAATGCTATGATCATTAGTAACGGCCTTGGTATACCTCCTGAACTGTACAAGACATATGTTAAAGGAGCAACGTTTGAAAACCAGGTGCAGGCAGTACGTAGACTTTATCAAGATAGGGTGATCCCTATGGTTGAGAATGATGATAAGATATACACGGATAGGCTACAACTTAGAAAATATGGATTAGAACTACATACAAGTTTTGACCATATACCTGCAATGCAGGAGTCATTTAAAGAAGAGGCCATGGCCTTGAATATGAATGTTCGAAGTGCTGACTTAGCTTATAATAATAACACTATAACCTTTAATCAATACCTCGAAATCATAGGATTAGAGGGCGTGCTTAGCGGTGATTTGTATAAATACGAGCGTGATAAATTAATAATTCCTGAACCTAACAATAAAGAAGATGGAACACAAGAAACAGAACAACAAGAAACTGAGTAAAGAAGAAATTAGAAAGCTACGTAAGCTTAAAATGAAACAGCTCGATAATAAAGAACTTATTAAAAAATAGAGTTATGATACATTGTAAAGAATTAAACAAAGATTTTGAAACTAAAAAGGAAATGTTTTCCGAGTTAGTTAAAAATAGAGATGTAATTATAGCGCAAAAGAAATCTATTAAAAAAGAAGTTGATTGCAATGTATTGATTTCTCCTGTAATAGTTAGAGATAAAAAAGATGTTTCTATTAAAGAGGATATTATCCCCGATGTTAACTTAGATCAGTTAAAGGTTATTGTTATAATTAATACTACTAATTATCTTGACGGTCATGGTGATGTTCATATTCCAGGGATTTGGAATAAAACATTACGTGAAAATAAAATGTTGATGCATTTGCAAGAGCATGAAATGGAGTTTGATAAAATTATTGCAGATGGAAAAGAACTAAAAGCTTACGTTAAGAATTATACTTGGGCAGAATTAGGATACTCATATGAAGGCGTAACAGAAGGATTGACTTTTGAATCTACAATATTGAGAAAAAGAAACCCGTTCATGCTTAATCAATACGCTAATGGCTGGGTGAAAAACCATTCAGTAGGTATGTATTACGTGAAAATGGATTTTGCAATAAACGATGAAGATAACCCAAATGAGTTTGAGGCATGGAATAAATATTATCCAGAGATAGCTAATAAAGAAGATGCAGACGAGAAAGGTTATTTCTGGTATGTATTAGAAGCAAAATTAATTGAAGGGTCTGCTGTGCCTTTGGGGAGTAACCCAGTAACCCCAACACTTGAAAATGAATTAGAAAATCAGCCGGAGAAGTCCACTGAAGAAATAATAATAGAGCCGTCAAATGACACTCGAAAAGGTATTGATTATGAATATTTAATACAAAATTTAAAATTAAAAAAATGACACCAGAAGAAGAAAAAGCACAAAAGGACTTGCTTTTGAATGAAATAAAAGCAGATGTCCAGGGGCTTATTGATGACTCTCAAAAAGAGAGCATTAAAAAAGCTGATTTAGATGCTAAAGTAGAGGAGCTTAACAAAAAGATTGCCGATTCATTAAACAATGAAGACATGGCAGCACTTAAAGAGAGTGTTGATAATCTTGTAAAGGCCTCATCTGAAAACTCAGCGGCTATTAAAGCAATGACTGAGCAAGCATCAAAAACTATTAATGAATCTCCAAAGAGTTTTAGAGAGGCCGTTAAAGCCGCTATTCTTGCTAAGAAGGATTTAGTACTAGTTGAAAAGAGTGATGATAATGGTAAAAGATTGTCTCTAAAAGATTACTTTACTGAAAAAGGTAATAAAACGACTCCTGTATTTAAGGTAGCAGTTGATATGCTTGAATCTAACATTGTTCAGTCAAATGTTGCAACTGTTAGATTAACAGAACTTGATCCAACCAGAGTTGGTATTCCATTGAGTGTATACTCAAATGTTATGGATTGGATGCCCTCTAGAAGTATGGGTAAACCTTATATGAGTGTTCTAGTTGCTTATTCTTACGAAGACGGCGCAGGAACAAAAACAGAAGGTAGCGCACCATCTCAATCAAGTTTCTTATTCAAGACTGTAGAGTTTAAAGCATTCACGATAGGAACTTATTTTACTTTATCCGATGAAACACTTGACGATTTAGAAGAGGCATTAGATGAAATATCTATTGTTGCACCGAGTAGAGTTCAAGACAATGTTGATTCACAAGTAAACGGTTCGGCTGGTGATGACTCTACAGCTCTGGCAGGTATTTTAACAGTAAATAAGAATACCGCTTTTGTACCTGCAACGTATGCTAACACAGTAAAAGGAGCTAATACAATTGATGTTATTGCTAAAATGAAACTTTCATGTTTAGCAAATAAATATCGCCCTGATACCGTTGAGCTAAATCCTAATGATATTGATAATATCGCAGCCCTTAAAGACGGGCTTGATAATTCAATTCTTGATAGGAGAGTAAGGTTTGATGTTTTAGGTAATCCCGTTGCTATTGCTGGGATGAATATTAAAGCTTCTACAACTATAACTGAAGATACTGCAGTTGTTCTTGATTCTAAGCAAGTACTCTTAGGTAAGCGTAGAGAAATGAACATTGAGATTGGTTATAATGGTACTGATTTAACAGAAGGACAAAAAACAGTTGTTGTAAATGTACGGGTAGCTTTTGCTGTAAGAGATAAGGCAGCGGTAATATATTCTAGCGGATTGGCAGCGGCTAAAGATGTAATTGATTCAGGAGTTTAAGAATATGAAAAAGTTAATTATAATGTTAATTGCAGTTCTAGGAATTGCATTTAGCGCACAAGGACAAACAAGAGTATCTGAGGTTACACCAGATGCATATATAGGGAGACCATCATATGTATATATGGGAGGCACTACTGCAGACACTTTAAAAAATGCTGATACCTTGGAATTCGTAATAAGAATTAAAGGTGATTATAAAGGTGATTTTAAAATACAAGTTTATAATGATTATGTTTCAGGTACGGCAGGCGGTAAATTTAAAACTTACCAATCTATTGACGGGATTACTTATACAGTAACAGCCGCAGCAGATAGTATAACAGTTGCGGCACTTGGGGCAGATGCTTTGGATTCTGAGGTAATAAGTTTAGACGGGTATTTAAGTCCTTATCTAAAATTATATTATACTCAAAGCGGAACGGCTGTAACAGTACCTAGATTTTATATTTATACTAAAGATGAGTAATGAGAGCTATTTTAAAATCGGGTAAAATAATCAATGGACGACTGGCAGAAATTTTTGCCAGTCGTGGCATTGCCCGTGAAATAAAGGAAGAAGAAGTTACTGAGGTAAAAGATATTGAAGTAACTGACGAGACTAAAGAGGTTATTGAAAAGCCTAAAAGGGTGAGAAGGACAAAAGAACAGATTAACGCTGATAAAAAATGAGCCTGATAGATAAGACATACTTTACACAGGAAATATCTATTCCTGATGATAAATATAATACCGAGCTTGATTTAATAAATAAGTATGAACCTGAGATACTTAAAAAACTGCTTGGATTAGAATTATATCGTAAAGTTATTGACTTATCTAATGTTGATACTGAGATTGTAGCGATAAGGGAGGGTTCAGATTATACTGTTAATGACGTTCTGTATAGATGGAACGGGTTAATTAACAGTGAAAAGATTAGTTTGATATCTTATTACGTGTTTTATTGGTACGTGCGGAAGAAATCTTCTGAAACATCTACAATTGGCGAGGTTCTTGGCAGCCCAGAGAATTCAGTAAATTATAATTCAGCATATAAAATGATGGAGGCGTGGCAGAATGCTAAATATTTATACGGTTCTGCTGAACATCCAACTAATTACGAGTCTGCTTATTCTTATTTAACAGCAAACATTGACGACTATCCAGAGTGGCATTTTACTGAAATAGAATCTTTAAACCTATTTGGCATATGAGTTATGATCCTAAATATATTGTAGATATTTTTGAAGATATCGTTGCTGATGTTCGGGAGCAATGGGATATACAAAATAGGTTAGCGCCTTATTATTTACATGGTCACCCTAAAGCGATATTAAAAACATTATCACAAAGGGATAAATCAGATCAATGGAAATACAGGAAATACCCATTGATAGCTTTGTTTCAAGATATAGGAGAAACAAAAGGACAAAATCCTATGATTGAAATGACCGTTTCTCCTAGAATTATTATAGCAGATAAAACGAAACGTGAATATGATTCGGATGATAGATACGATAATGAATTTAAACCAATATTATATCCCTTATACGAACTGCTAAAAGATTCAATGTATCATGTAGGTAATTTCAATGTAGGATATCCTGATATGATACAAGATGAAAAACACGATAGGTTATTTTGGGGCAGTGAAGGATTAGGGGGAAACGAACAATTATTATTCAATGATTATCTTGATGTTATTGATATTACTTTTACTAACCTCGAAATATTATCTTATTCATCATGCTAGGTAGATATGAACAAATACCGGAATTTGGTTTATTCCCGCCCGAATGTAATTGGGGGTCGAACCTTGTAGGTATTAAACATATATTCCTTGTTAAGCGTGATTTTAGCTTTTCTTCATTTGCAGATTTTGAAGACGTGGACACGTGGAGAGATGCAATAAAAGATGAGGATATATATCCTATATTTAGAAATAAACAAACTGATAATAATTCTGAACCAACAAAAACAGAAATTTCAGACCAAGGATTGACTTATAAAAAAAATTCTGGCAAATATATATTCACTCTTTATTTTAATTATGAGTATGAATTTGCTAACAAAATAAAAACTTTCTCAGAGACTGAATATGATTTTATATTCATTGATTTAAACGGTAATTTGGTAGGATATACTCCTGATGGAGTTACTGTAAAAGGGTTCGATACTGATCTTATTATGACTTATCCCATGGAAATAGGAGTAGGTGGCACTCCAAATTGGACAAAGTTACTAATAGAACTCTCATATTCAGAACAATTAGATCAAAACGCTAAGATTATTAAACCAACATGGAATTATTTAAGAAATTTATTACTCGTACCTGTTATTGTTACTGAATTTGTTGAAGGTTCGCTTAGATTTAAAGTTACTGATTCTGTTTATGGAATGGTAATAAACTCGCTTATTGCTAGTGATATGACTATAGAAGATGACACGGGGGCAATAACATTTACAACATTTCAGAATTTAGGCAGCGGATATTATTTATTAGATGGGTTTTCAGGAGCCCTGACATTTGGAAACATAGTTATTGATGGTCGTATTTATTACGGATCTGGATCTTATATAGTAACAGAGGCAATAGTGGAGTTATCAAATATTGTGTACAACGATAGTACATCGCTTGATTTTGATGTACTAAATACGGCCGATAGCTCTTTAGTAGGAGGTCTTTTGGTAGGTGATTTTGTTATGACGGATGATACAAATGGAGTATTAACAATAAACTCGTTTACAGAGGTGAGTACTGGGAGATATAGCTTTGATAGCTTATCGGCAGCTATGACAACAGGCGACATAGATATAAGTAGTGCCGATTATACTGGTACGGGTGCGTATGATTTAGATATTGAAGTAGAAATAGATAATCTGGCAATAACCTCACCAATTACATTGAATCTAGATGTAACAGAGGTAATATCTGCAAATCCTTTAACTACTTTAGGTAATTCAGATTGGGTTATAACTGATGATATAACAGGAACAATAACGGTTACTAATACTAATTATTCAGGCGGACTGTATATCTTGACGCTTGATAAAGCTATTACGACTGGCAATGTAGCGGTAGCTTCGGTCACTCATTCAGGAAATGCTAATTATTCTTTTATTCAGGCTAATTGGTTAAATAGTGGAGCGGCAGGAGCAACAGATTGGTTGAATCCTACAGATGGTGTTGCAGAATATTGGAGTCAGCAAGCCCCTCTTACTTATAAAGATGCTAGCATAATAGTAACTGGCGGGTTTTCTGGATATGCTCAAAGAATAGAATCTCTAGTAAGTGATAGCGGGGGAGCTATATTACAAGCAAATGCAATATTTTTTAAACCAGGAGTAGAGTATCAATTATATTTTACATATAGATCAGATAGAGAAGTTGTAGTTGATTTGACTAGCGATACATTAACTGAAAACTTCACCCCGGCAGCTAATACAGGTAATGCTATATCTTATACGAGTACTTCGTTTACTCCTGCAATATCTGACA